CTTCAGTGCTTCAATGCTATCAACACCTAACTCTTGCAAGTTTCTGGTGAAAATAGACTGGTTGAGTTTATCCTGTGTTGTATCTTCATACACAGGCCCCAACCAGCGCCAGAGGACAGTTCTATCACCATCCGGGGCGAGACCAAGAACTCCATCTGGAATTTCTTGCTCTTCAATTGCTTTGTCAATTGCAGCTTGTAATTTTTTCTCGTATCTAGCCTTTGCACGATCATATTTCTCAAGTGCTTTATCGTCAGGCTCTTCAGGAAGCTCAGGGTATTTGATGCCACTTTCATAAGCAAGTGACTTACGGAAAATCTGCTCTTCCTGGAAGATGATTAACTCAAGGCACCTATTAATCCCGTATGTATAAAGCTGCAAGCACTTCTTCTTAGCAGTTGCACTTACACGGCCATAGGCCGACTTATATTCAGTCGCTGTGACATTGGTAATGCTCAGGTCATCGATTCCGCCTAAAGCCAGTCTGATCTCATTTCTTAACTGCTCGGCGTAACGCGCCTGATCGGTGCTGACAGCATTAGGAGTAATGAAGCCAACTCGGTCTGTCGGCTCCAAGTTTGCAATAACCCTAGGGACACGCATTCCCGAACCAGGTTTACCGATATACCCAGGTGAATTACGAGTTACGTTATCTTGCTTGAAGGTGGAGCTAGACAAGAAAAACTCTGACTCGAATCCAGACTGACTTGAGATGCTTGGCCGTTGAGGTGTGTCACCACCATCTGCCTCTACAATGTCTTGCTTTGGCCGCGACGAAAGTAGTGTGGGATTCCCGAAGAACGACAGGTTTGCCCTGATGTTCTTGACCATCTCATCGTGAGCAACAATCTGATTAGCAAGCCATTCAAATTCACCAGAACCTTCAGTCCCGAATGCATCAGGGTTGTTCAGGACCTCAACACATGGAATGAACTCCATGGTGTTTTTAAGAACTTTCTTTTCGGTAAAAGGAAAGTCCATCGCAGGATTGTCGAAGCTGATCTCCTGCTCGCTATGGTTCTCCTCAATTGTCTCTGCCGTGATGCGGAGACGCATGTATCGCTTATCTGTATTCAAACCTACGCCGCCAAATCCACGTGAGGATTTGACTTTATAGGGGTAGATGATGATTACTTCTTCTAGATCGCCTTCCGGAGAGTAGTAAGTACGATAGGAATCCTTATCAAACCAGTAAATACGATAAGTTTTCTGTGTAGGTCGAATATAAAAAAGGCCTTTGCCGTAAGCAAGAAATCTATCCCAGATTGAGTCCAGACGTGCGTCAAGCTTGTTGAACTTAATTACCTGTTGAATGAAGTCGTAACGCTGAGTTCCAAAGTTATCCTGCATCGGATAGAACTCCACACCCTGGCGGATCCCAAACATTTTCATTTGGGACAGGTGGGCGTTCACCAGCATGGTGTCCGCAGGGCCTGTACTGTCGCGTGAAACTACCGACTTAAGGATAGAGTCAAGCTGTGATTTAGCACTATCGCCCATTCTGTTTAAAAGGTCTACTGATCAATATCGTACCCAGCTTCCAACCTTTTGAAAATAATTGTGCCGTCCTCGACTTCCACATCGAAACGTTCGTTCGGTTGCAGAGCCATGTCGTGACAAAGTTCATCCGGTAGAGGCAAGATGGCAGAACCATAAGCATCTTGCTCAAGTTCTACTTCAAAGTAACTGGGAGACATCGCGTGGAATATCTATAGTTTAAATCGTCAATACTCTAACTCTAGTTTTCCTCGTGTCATTAGTCCATTGCAAAGCCAGACAAGAGCGTCGACACAGTCATCGTGTGAGCTGACGCCAAAATTCACGATCTCGTCGGTGAGTGCCTGGAACTTGCGATATTTATTGAAAATTATTTTCCGCTGCTCGAAAAGACCCATGATCCCCCGGAAACGTGCAACTTTGTCGCCCCTGAATCCTTTGACCGGATGCCAGTTCAGATTGTAAAGGCCATGCTCTCCTTGGCAGATTCTTTTGAAGTCAGCTTCTAGAGAAGCCTGGTATGCCACAGCCTCTGACCAGATTTCGACTGTATTGCCTGTGGGAAAGTACTGATCTCGTTCTTTATGGACAATCCCCCATTCCTCCATCATTTCCATGATTGCATCTAGTTTCTCGAGGTTACCCATGATCCTCAATCGTTTGCAATCAATAATGTGAATCTTCCCTCCCACTCGCCCACCCATCACGAAGACCGTGTAGTCGTTACGTTCACGAACTCCGGCGGAAAGGTCAACGCCGACTCCTATGCAGTCAAACTCTTTAGAAATTGGTCCTTTAACGATTAGATCGGGGGAGAGCGAAAGCTCGCTCGTTTGTACGACTTGGTTTTGATACTGAAAGCTGAAGGCGACGGGGGCTTGACGACGTCGGTCGCGCAGATAATCGAGAGACCACATCTCAGGCCAATAAGACTGTTCGTCTCCGTTTCCGTCGACGGAGATTGCAGACTGGACGATCTGCACCCAGTCGTTGGCTGGAATGAACGTGGAGTTGTGGATGTCGTCATGACGGAAGCGGGTTCCTAGGCAGATCGCACGCCCACCCTCGAACATGGTTGGTACGATAACTGAATTCCAGTTGTCCTCCATGGCCTGGCGGATATCTCTGTTCTTGATGTCGTCCGCACTCTTGATCGCGTCATCGATGATGCAAAGATGTGAACGCTTGGAGGTCACGGCACCTTTGAGACCTGCACAACAGACAGTGAACTCCTCTTCACCTGCTGTCCGGATTCCGGCGAACTTCCAATCAATACTCCAGTACTCGTTTGAGTTGATGCCCTTGGCGATCTTTACAGTAGGGAAGATCTCCTTGTAAGCCTTACTCTCCTCAATGATCCTCTTGATCGCTGCGCTCTTCGGTCTGGCCACATCCACCGTGTAGGAGATGTAGAGAATTTTCAAAGGTCTCCGCGCCAGTGCATGCACACCAACAGCCCACGCTGTGTAGAGGCCGAGGATTGTGGATTTAGCGCTACCCCGTGGTGCAAGGATATCGATGTTGGGTCCACCGATCCCAATAAGGCATTCACTATCCTCTCCGGTGCAAAGATATTTATGCCATTCTTTATGGTGCTCCGCAGGTGGTTTATCACCTACAACATCACAGAAATATGCAAAATCTTTCCTTGCTCGTTCTACATCAATATTTGATGTCTTCTTAACGATACGTTGTTGTGCTGCAGCACGTGCAGTTCTTCGATATACGCTATGAATACTTGTTCCTGCCATGCTCAAAGCATAGCGCCATAAATCATTTACTTAGGATTCTTCCTGGAAGATCTTTGTCCAGACACCCATTGATGCCTCTTGAAGTGGACCTTCGATTGGGTCATCGCGGAAGATTGTTAACATCTCTCTGATCGCACGATCTGCACCAGCGAGGATTAAACCTTGCTTATCAAGCAGGATTTTCTCATCATTCAACTGCTTGATGGTACCCCGCAGTTCCTTCTGCATCATTGCAATGCGTGAGGCACCCATATCCTGTTTCACCATTCCCATATCAATCGCATCTCGCAACTTGGAGATGTCCATCGTCATGGCGTCGATCTCCATCTCCAGAACGCCAGAAAAATCCCGCTTCTTATACTCCTGCTTAGACCACTCGTCACATTCAACGATTGATCCAGTGAAGCCTAAGAAACGGGCGTATAGGTAGATCTGGATGGGAGTTCCTGCTCTTTTGCAGAAAGCTAGAAAGGATTCACGGTCTTTTTCAGTAAGAGAGTGAATCCAATCAATCATGCTCGATACTGGCGCTGAGCCTGCTCGTAATCCCTGTTCTCTTTATAGCGCCTGAACATCTCTCGTTGCAAGTCAGTCTGTCGAGTTTCTTGACCCTCGACTCGCCTTGTTGCCCGCGTCTCTGTTCCTGCAGTCCTAATGCCTTCGCGATATTGAGTACCAGCCTCGACGGTCTGTGCTCTTTCTTCTTGACCTCTGACACGCTCGAGACCAGTCTCAAGTTGAGCTTGTGTTTGCCGTGTAAGACGATCCTCTGCGGAAGCAGCTGCACCACGACGAATGTCCTGGCCAGCGAAGAATTCAGCGTTAGTCCGATCTAACTGAGCACCAAGCTCCATGTTAAGTCGGGTCTGTTTACCGCTGACTTCATTCAGAGCAGTCTGGGTCGCCACGGCCTGTGTAGGCGTCTGGGTCACAACCGGCGGAGGGGGTGCCGGTGCATAAACAATAGTCGGCGGCGGTGGCGGCTTTGGTTTCGACCCCATGATTACTCTTCCAGTGTTATAAGTTTAAATCAACCAAACCGGCGTCCAGTGCCAAGTCCAGCGAATCCAGTTGCAGCTTGCTGTTGAGTGGCGATAGCCCCTGCTTCCCTTGCAAATGCATCGGAAGCAAGTTGCTGCTGACGCTGCTTGGACTCCATAATCGCTTGGATGCTGGAGGGAAGCTGCTCCTTAAAAGCCTTGAAGCGCATGCTTGCGTCTAAATTACGCTCAATCGCTTTCTGACCAGCACGATCGAGATACGGGTAGAGCGCCTGCATCTGTTTGATGGACTGATCGGTGCTGACTTCACCTGCCGTCCGAATTTGCTCAAGTGCTGAAGCAGCTCTAGTGCGCTCGATATTTTCTAAAAGATCAAGCACGCGCTGGTCATCGAGCGCTCTAGTCTCTTCGTTTAATTGGCGAGTCTCTTCATTCGCCTTGTCGATAATATCCGTTTGTTGCTTTAGAAGGGCATCCGACAAAGTCGCCTGCCGACTTGCATCAAGCTCACGACGTTGTAATGGCGTAAGCCTTTGATAAGGATTTGCTTTTGGAATCAAGCCAAAAGTTAAATTAGCGGGCAAGTCTTGAAAAAACTCATCTACCGCTTCTAATGTGGTTTTGGGACCACCGTAATCAGGCTCCAAAGAGAAATCAGACGGTAATCCTCCTTTTCTCTTCAGCTTAATGATTTCTGCGTCTAATTGTGTAGACATATCACTGATATTGGTATTGATTCGTCAGAGCAGTACCGGCTTGCCGCATAGCACCAAGTCCAGCTTCGAGGCCTGCTCGTTGTGCAGCACGTTGCATTTCAGCACGAGTCCTGATATTCTCACGGATGCCAGCGGCAGCCATGTTGCGCTCAAAGTCCTTCTTAGCAGTCGACTCACGGACTTCCATCACCTCAGGCATCAAGGTGCGGAACACATCGCGTTGAGTCTGTGCATCCTTCAGGGTCTGAAGACGCTGGCCCATACCTGCGGGACCAAGGACATCAAGAGGGCTTCCGTAGGGAGAAGTTGGTCCATATTGTCCCATCCCAGGGGGAAGTGCTCCGCCACCAATGCTGCCATAAACAGGCTTGCCGTCAGCGGTGTAGCCGATTACGCCGGCACCAACTTGAGCTGTATTTGAAGCTGCGCCTTGGACAGGTCCAGAAATAGCACCAGCTACATTACCAATCACAGACGGGCCAATGAGCATGCCCGCCGCTGGTACGGCACCTTGGATAATTCTTGAACCAGCCATGACTGGTCCTTGAAGACCGGCGGCTGTACGTGCGCCCATTGCTCCTTTTTGCACTAAAGACGCTAAAGCCGGAATCCCTGCAAGGCGGGCTCCCGCCATCGTAAGACCAGCAGGTAAAGCAGCTCCGAGGCCTGCACCAAGTAAAGCACCCGTCCCACCACCTTTTTTATACCCTTCAAGAGCACCTAGCCCGGCGCTTAATGCAGGCAACGCCAAACCGGCTAAAGGGAGTCCCATAACTAAATACTTCTTCTTATGTTAATTAGTTTAAATTAGGTAACTTTTGGATCAGCCCATAAATCCGGTAACGGCACCAAGACCTGCCATATGCGGTTGACCTGTGATTGCGCCTTTAGCAAAGCCGACTGCAGCACCGGCAAGACGTTCTCCAATTCCTTTTGAGCCGGGAATAAACTTACCGCCCGTTTTCATCATGTAGAAAGGATCCCGTTGTTCGGTAAGACCAGACGCAAGCTGCGAGCTAGAGGCAGCCATTGCAAGGGGGGATTTTGCTTTTTCTTCTCCTGTTCTGGGGTCTGTTCTTCTTTGCTTATCAAGATTTTTCAGATAATTGTCCAAAAAATTTACACCAGCTTTTGTGGCACTTGAACCAAAGAAATCAGGTTTTCCAAAGTTGTCCTTTACTGCCGTGTCGAGAGCATTCGGACCGGTGTACATTTTTGAAGAATTGACATCCATGTCAGTGTCAAAATAAGTCACTGAATCGTCGTCATCTGATCTGCCGAACATGATAATTAATTAGTACTGAGGAATTGAACCGAGGAGTTGTTGTCCCATCGCCATCGGGTCAAAGAGCCCTGCGCCGGACATTGGTTGATTGCGCGGAGTGCGAGCCTCTGCACGCGCCTGGGCAATCATCAGGTCGTGTTGCTGGCGCTGCTCCTGTAAGAAGAGCGATTGCTGGAACTTCTGTGCGGCGAGTTCCTGGTTACCGAGTTGGCGGACAGCATCCGCCTGGAGCTTGGCATCGATGATTCCGTAGGCCGAAGCCTCACGGGCAGCGATCGTATCCATAGCTGCGGTGTAGGCAGTTTCTGGTTTTGTCAGAGCACCACCGACAAGAGCGCCGGTTCCAAGGAGGGCGACCCCCTGAGCAACAGGCTTAGCGATTTGCCCTGCCAAAGATGCCGCGCCTTCAATCTGAGCGTCCGTCAAATTACCTGCTTTATGAGCCAGGTTTCCGATAGGTCCTTTGTTCTGAGCAAAGGCCTCCGCAAACTTGGGAACGCCTGAATAAACAGCCTCTGATGCAACATCACGAGCGCCCTTACCCAGAGCGCCTAAAGCTTGTCCGCCTTTCCGTGCAGCCGACATTCCTACTTCAGCTCCTTTGCCTATAGCTTTGCGGCCTTGTTCAGACTCTAAAAATTTAAGGAGAACTTCCCCGGCTGGTCTAATTAATTCTTTCATCAAACATTGACTCCACTAGCACCGGGGAACTTACCAGCAGTCTCCGGGCTGCTTTCATTAGAAGCAGCTGTTGCAGGTTGTGAAGCTATTCTAGCTAACCTATCCGGACCCACG